CAAGAGTTTGGCAACATCCAAGATGCTAACAGACAAGCAGAGACAGCCGCATTTAACAAAGCAGAAGCAACAAGACTTGCTGAAGAACGTATAGCGGCGTTGAAGGCTAAAGGTAGTAGTAAATCATCTGACAAAGATAAAGAAACTTTAAATAGTGTAAGTACACAGCTGAATGCGTTTCAGTCTGGTTTAGATGCAATAGCAAAAAGTAAAGCTGAAGGTGGAAACCTAACAGGTGTAGGTGGTATCTTTAAGTCATTTATTGACAACTATACTGGTAGCCCAGATGCGGCTAGACGACTGTTATTAAGCAGACTTAAAGTTGATGATGCATTACTTAGAGTTGCAGAAACAAAGGGTGCCATTTCTAACAAAGAGATGGACTTATTCTTACAACCAGCACCGAAGAACTTCCAAGATGAGAAGATTTGGGTGGACTGGATCAACGAAAGAATGGTTGCTCTAAGAAACGTACAGAACAGATTGAATGGCAATGCAGTCATTAACGAGTCTGAGCAGTCTTATAGATATAGAGCACCTACTTCAAGAAACACAACAATATCAAAAGAAAGCCAGAGTTGGCTTGATAGCTAGTAGAGGTAACTAATGGCTGATTATACTGTAGAAGATTACAAAGTAGCGGCAAGAAAAGCTATTGCTGGTGGCGACATTGCTTCAGCAAACGAATTGATTGCGGCTGGTCAGGCATTAGAAGCTAAAACCACAAAGACAGCTGAAGTTGACACTTCAGTTAGTGGTGCGGCTAAATTTGGCTACGATAATGCAGGAAAACTTATAGGTCAGGGTATCCAAGGTGTTGGTGAACTGACAGGATCAGAAGGTATTGAGAACTATGGTAAGGAAATGGCTGAACGCAATGAACGTGAGATTGCGGAAGCGAACTATCAGCGTCCAGAAGGTGCTGATGGCATTATTAAGAACCTACGCGAAGGCGATCTTGCAAATGCTGGTAAATCTTTACTCTACGGATCAGCGGAAGCCGCCCCACAGGTACTAGGCGGTACAGTGGCATCTATCGGTGCTGGTCTAGCTGTAACTTCTGCACCTATTGTTGGTACAACTATTGCTGTCGGTGGTACAGTCTATGGTACTTTAAGTGCTCTTGGCGAAACACGCGATGAGAACGAAGAAAAAGGCATAGACACAACTGCAACCATGCAAGACTTGGGCGCGGCTGTAACCTCTGGCATCATAGAGCTACTACCCGTCAAAGGTGGTGGTTATACTGTAAAGGTTCTCAGAGAAGGCATACAGGAAGCTGGTCAGGAAGCTGTAATCATGGGTAACACTGCCATCAAAGGTGGTGAGTATGTTACTGATGAAGTCATAAACCGCATGGGTGACGCTGGGCTTATTGGTTCTACACTAAGTGGAGCCGCTAACACAGCAATATCAACTGTTACTAAGACTGGTGAAGTTGTCTTTAAACCAAGGCAAGAACTAGACCCAGAAGTTGATCAAGCGGCTGGTGATGTCTCTCGTATGATCAAAGAAATATCAGAAGACAGTGGATACAATCTAAAAGACATCGACCCCTCCTCACAGAAGGGTGCTAACCAGACACTTACGAGTGTTAGGAAGGCTATACAGACAGAAGTAAATGCGGCGGCAAGCCAAATTAACAAACAGATCGTCAAAGACTTAGACCCTGAGACTATTGATAAGTTTAAGCGTATAGTAAACACATCAAACCTAAAAGTTGGCGGCAGTGTAACACCAGCTGATATACAGTTTGTAAAAGACATCGCTGGATCAACAGAAGTTGGTCAAAAGATGGTGAATGGGCTCTATAAATCAAATGTACTTACAGAACTTTATGCATCTGGCCTCAAAGGTGGCTTCTCTAAGTTTACTGATGTGTTCAACCCGATCAATAATGTCGGCAAAGGCTACAACCCAGCGCGAGACATTGGTGGTATGTTAAACTTTGGTGCAATAGCTGGAACAGGTGGTGCATCTTTAGCAACACAGATACCTTTAGTTGCTGGTGGACGTGCAATAGATGCAGTCACAGGCCGTAGGTCTAAAGTGAACCGCTTTGTCAAAAAGAACATTAAGAAAAGTGGACTTAATACACCAACAGGCACAAGCCTACCCTTAAACAAAGCCCAGCAAGCACAAGCTGAAAAGAAAATCAGAGATGCTAACAACAGGGCAATGAAGAAAGCGGCAGACGACAAAGCAAGGGCTGAAGAACAAGCATTGTTTGTCAAAATGTACGAAGAGGGATTACACCCTAATCCAAGGTCTCCTAGAGGCATAGCATTTGAAGGCTTACGTGAAGTCGGTAATCTTGGAGACATGACACCAGCACAAATAGATGCTGAAATCATGCGTGCTATTGATAGACGCCTTGCAAAAGGTGCAGATGCCGATGTTCGTAGGGCACTGAATGCTTACAAGTCACACTTAAAGACTGGTAAGATGCCAGACAACGACAAGACATTAAGCTATACTGTTGGTATAATTAAAGATGGCTTCAAGTTTCCAAAAATTGATCCAGCTGCCCCTACGTCACCAGTAGCACCTACACCCCCTGCACCACCACAGCGTAGTCCAGAGGTACAACAGGGCATTGATGACAACAGGAAGTTTGTGCAGAACCTGATTGATAAGCTGGATAAAGATAAAGCTGTCTCTGACAGTGATAGGCTAGTTCTTAACAACTCATTAAGTGAGTATCAGCTAAGTCTTGGAAAAGACCCTAAGACAGCATCACAGGCACTTGTTGATCGTGCAAGAAAGAACTTATCTAACGAAAAACTTGCAGATAAGTACCTAATGCCATATCATACCCGTGTCGTTTCGCAACAGGCGGCTATAAACACAGGAGTCGATAAACCAAATGGCGATACAGGAACAACAGGATCACCACCTCCAGCGGTATCACCGACACCTCCTGTCGTGGATACACAACCCACTCCAGCCCCATCTCCAGAAGAAACTACTGGAGGAACTCAGCAAGAACCCAACGTGGGAGATGGCGGAGACCAAGGGGTACTGGGAACACCAGAACCAGTAGGGACTAATCCGCCCACACCAGAAGAAGTACAAGCAGAAGTACCAGAAGCCGAAGCCTTAGTTGAAATCGGTAAGAAAGGTACAAAGTATGAAAATGGTATCCAAGACTGGGCTACAGCACTAGACGTGGCTAAGAAACTAAACCTTGTAGTGAATGCTTTCAAAAGTATTACAGCAATGAGAACTGCTGGCAAAGCCTCTGGTTTTAAAGTAGGGAAAGCAACACAGGCTTTCTTTAGTGAGTATGGTAACAAAGGCGGTGCTGGCGGTACTATATTTACTATGGTTCCTAATGCTTCAAAGGGTAAAAACACAAAAACTGGTAAACTCAAAAAGGTTTCAGACATACAAGCCCTTACTACTCTTTTACACGAAATGGCACATGGTGTTGCTGAAGGTAATCTTTCTGGCAAGGGTATTTCTAAACCCCAATCAAAAAGAGGCAAAAATGTAGTCACTGGACAGATGAATAGCTATGGTGACGGAACCTTTACAGGTAGTGTAATAGCTCCATTGCTTATGTCCAAAGACCTTACTGCAACTAGCCCCATCATGAAGGAAATAGTCGACCTACAGTGGAACATTAAAGCATATGCTGAGAACAACCCTAATGCTACAGAAGACGTGAGGGAATTTGCAAAAATTGTGGCTACCCTCATGAAGAAAAATCCGTCTATGACACAAGAAGATGCGATTGAGAAATTTTCTACAAATCCTAGTCTTAAAAAGTACCAGCAATATGCCATGAACTTTTCAGAAACGGCTGTTGATCCACTGTGGGTCTATATGCTTAATCCAAGACTTGCCAAAGAATTAATGCCTGAGACAACTAAAGTTATCAGGGATGAATTCAAGAAAGCTGGCAACAAACAGATTAGGTTCTACTCAAGTTCTTTCGCAACAATATTAGCTATAGTTTCAGCTATGGTTGCAAAGGAAAGTGGCGAGGACGAAGAGCCGAATGAAGGCATACTCAGTCCGCAAGATGGCATTCTATCAGCATAACAACATACAGCCCCAGCAATGGGGCTTTATTATTCTAAGGACATTAGGAGAGCACAATGGGAGCACCCAAGAACCCAAGAAAGAAGTCACCAAAGAAAGAACTAACGCACCCAAAGAAGGCTCGAAAGGGCAAAGATAATTACTTCTCAAAACTAATGCAAACTGAGGAAGGAAGAGCACTACGAAAGCAGTGGTCAACCAAAAAACGTAAGAACGGAGGAAGGCCAGTAGGCACTCCAGATGGCTACACGTTAGAGGCCATCACCCCCATCCGAAAACAAGCACAGAAAGACGCTGAAAGGATTGTGGCTATCATGGCTAAAGACAACAATATTGATGATGAATATGCGGTAGAGGCTCTTAAAACAGCTGTCGAGATCATGCGCGAACCAGCGCAGAACCGAGACAAACTAACTGCCGCAAGAATGGTCTTAGACTTTACTAAGACAAAACCAGTTTCAAAGAGCGAAGTCACTGTTGGTAAAGCAGAAGCCTTCTTGGAGTCGCTTTTAGTAAGTGAACCAGAGGAAGAGCAAACTGACGATGGAAAAGAAACTTAAAGAAGTACGCCGTAAACTATATGACGAATTTGACTTTTACTCTAAGTCAGCACTCAAGATCAGAACCAAAGATGGAGACATCAAGCCCCTCAAACTGAAGCCAGCACAAGTTATCTTACAAGAAGCTGTAGATAAACAAATGGCTACTGAGGGAAAGGTTCGCATCATAATCTTGAAGGCTAGACAGCAAGGTCTATCAACTTATGTAGGCGGCTATCTTTACTTTAATGTTTCCCAGCGCAAAGCATGTAAGGCAATGGTGGTCACACACCATTCTGACAGTACAAGAGCACTGTTTGACATGACTAAACGCTACCATGAGAACTGCCCAGAGCTACTCAAGCCACACACAAAGTATTCATCTCGACGAGAGTTGACCTTTGATGTTCTTGATAGTTCTTACGTAGTTGCTACAGCTGGTGGTGAAAGCATTGGGCGTGGTGAAACACTGACCCATGTTCACGCATCAGAACTTGCGTTCTGGCAGAAATCAACTGCCCTAGAGAACTGGAATGGTATGACGCAAGCCGTACCTAACAAGAAAGGCACAGCTGTATTCGTTGAGAGCACAGCTAATGGTGTCTCTGGTATATTCTATGATCTATGGAAAGGTGCAGTGGATGGCTCTAACGGCTACGTACCTGTGTTTATTCCTTGGTATGTAGACCCAGAGTATCGTGAGCCTGTACCTGAGAACTTTAAGATAACTCCAGAGGAAGAGGACTTATCTAAGAAATACGACCTAGACAACGAACAGCTGATGTTTCGTCGGCGAAAGATTGCCCAGAACGGCATCGATTTGTTTAAACAGGAATATCCAGCGGAGCCCGAAGAGGCTTTCTTAACCACTGGTCGCCCTGTGTTTAATCCAGAGTCATTGCAAGATGACTTGAAGACATCAAGAGATGTTGAAGCACGTCTGGCACTAGAAGGTGAAGACTGGCTTGATAACATGCGAGGAGAACTAACACTCTATCGCAAACTAGATGATGGCGAGAAGTACACCATAGGAGCAGACGTTGCTATGGGTGTCCGTGGTGGTGACTGGTCGGTTGCCCAAGTTCTCGACAGCAAGAAACGACAGGTGGCAACCTATCGTGCCCAAGTTCATCCTGATTACTTTGCTACAGTCCTCTATAAGCTAGGTGAGTTCTTTAACTTTGCCTACATAATCGTAGAGAACAACAGTCATGGTATTCTAACGTGTACCCGTCTTGGAAAAGACATGGCCTACCCCAACTTCTACACAGAAGTACAAGTAGATAAACTAACTGACAAAGAAACAGTCAAGTTAGGTTTTACTACTACATCCAAGACAAAACCTCTGATCATTGATGAACTCAGAGCCTCAGTTCGAGAGGGTAAGATCGAACTAAACGATAAAGTCACTATTCGGGAAATGCTAACATACATCGTCACGCAAAGCGGCGGCATGGAAGCAGAGTCAGGATGCTTTGATGACTGTGTCATGAGTTTAGCCCTAGCCAATCATATTCATGAAGGTGCTTGGGAACCTATAGATGCAGTTGACGATTACTATATTGAGATGGTTTAGATATGAAATCAAATAAAGATTATAAAAAACTCGACGACGATCAGGTTGTGTCCATAGTAGATACTAACCTTAGACGTTCCATTGGATACTATGACTCTGAGCTGTCAAAAGAACGCCGACAGGTAATGGACTACTACAGTGCTAAACTACCACGCCCAGCGCATGATGGTAATAGTAAGTATG